CACCTGAAGACCTTGAACGCTATGAACATGCGAAAACTAACGTTGATGTCTTCAATTTACCTGATGGTACTAGAGGCCCTGTTGAGTTATATGTAGTAGGTAAGAACTCTAAGCAGTGGTTAGACTTTATGAAGAAAGTCAAAACAATGAAAAATGATAGTACAAATGAATTAGAGTTAATGGATCGAATCTCTGATGAGTCTAGAGAGTTTATGGCAACTCTTATTACAGGCTGGTTAGATAATGGTGCATTAGACGCTCCGTATTCACACGAAGAAGCACTAACATTAGTATCCGATGCTGATAACATATGGATTCTCGAGCAAATACAAGAGTTTGTATTAAAGGAAAGTAACTTTTTTTTAGCCTAATAGCTGAAGCTGCAGATCACCTAAAGGCTGTTGTCGTATTAGATATACGATTGCAGTCAGGTCTAACGCTTCGGCAGCAGTATTTGTCTGTTGAAAAGAAGGGATTAACTAGTCCTTTAAGCTCATTACCAGTAGTTCCTCAAAGTGTACAGTATATATTAGAACGATATTATGATATATCGCTATATAAAGAGAACTATGATAGTAAAATGCCATTAAGTCTTGTTGAGTCATATCAAAGGTTATTTGAACTAAACATACATCCATATATAATTGAATGTGTATTAGAGTTTGATAGAATAGCAACAATGAGTATAAATAATTTCATTATTAAACAACAACAAAAGGTGTAAACAATGGCTGCTATAGCGAGTACTGTCGAAATTGATTTAAGAGTTGCTGGTGAACGCGAATTAGCACGATTGACCAATGAGTTAAATAAAAACAAAAAAGCTGCTAATGATGATGCTGTAGCCCATAAGAAGTTAAAGGATACATTAAAACCATTAACTGCTGAACAAAAGAAATTAGCTGACAGCGCTAAGAAAGCTAGTGATAGTATGAAACGGCAAAAAGCTGTTGAAACGGAACTATCTAATACTACAAAGAAGCTATCAGCAGATCAAAAGAAAGCAGCAGCTGACTTCCAGCGTATACAACGATCTAATACAGCTTCCAGTAAGCAATTTGTTAGTTCATTTAGATTAGGGATGTTAGCAGCTGTGGCAGCAGCTGTTGTTTTAGCTAGAAGTATTGTAAGAACATCTGTTGAAATAGATCGAATGAATGCTGTAATGGACGCATCGAGTGCTACATCAGCAATTGCAGCTAGTAACATGGAATTCGTTACTATTGCAGCCGATGATATGGGCTTAGAGATATTAACAGCTTCGGATTCGTTCGCCAAATTAACAGCTGCAACGAGAGATACAGAACTTCAAGGACAAGCTACACGGGATATGTTCATAGCACTGTCCGCTACTAACAGTAAGTTAGGTGGCAGTACAGACGACCTAAGAGGTATCATAAAGTCTTTTACAGACATGATATCTAAAGGAACAGTGCAAATGGAAGAGCTGAAAGGTCAGTTAGGTGATAGATTACCTGGTGCATTAAACATTGCAGCTAAAGCAATGAAGTTAAGTACTAAAGACTTAATCGAAATGATTAGTAATGGTGAGGTATTAGCTACAGATCTATTACCTAAGCTATCTAAAGCTTTAAACGACACATATAATGATGGAAAATTCGAAACAGCTCAAGCTAATCTAAATAGACTAGGTAACTCTTGGTTGCATTTTAAATCAACGATTATCAACAGTGATTGGGTAAGTAATTTCGCTACGAATGTAAAACATTTTCTAGATATATTAAGTGGTATGGAGCCAGAATTGGCTGCAAACGCAAATGCGTGGGACTTATTTTGGTTTAATGTATTAGGAGGAGCCAGAATTGTCGGCGTTAAGACAGGAGCACTTACTTCAACATTAAAAGAAGAACTAACCAATCAGAAAGAATTACTAAAAGAAGCCCGTCAAGATTATAAAGAATATAATGAAGGATTAAAGAATCTTAAAGATAATCAGGACAAGTCTTTCTTTTCTGGTGTTAATATAGATAAGATTAAACCAACACCTGAATTTAGCATTATTGTTAAAAATTTTGCAAATGCTGATGCAGCAGTGTCAAGATTACAAAAACTCTATGATAAATCTATATCTAATAAGAAAAAGCATGATAATGTTATTAAAGAACTTAATGACGCAGCTATTGAGATCGAAAAGAAGAACCTTGACGATAAATTAGCTATATTAAATGACACTAAAAGTAAAGAAGAATTAGCATTATCAGATAGCATTAAATTTAAGAATATAGCTTTTAATAACTTTGTAAAATCTAAACAGAATCAAATTAAAAAGATTCAAGATCTTGCAACTGCTGAAAAGCGTGCATTAACACCTGGTGAGACTGGTACAATATCTGAAGTTACATCAATTATAGATGTAAAGACTAAAATTAACGATAAAGAAATACTGCAACTTCAGTTAGATCATGATAAAAAGATAGTCGCTTCAAATAAACAAAAGAATGATTTAATAATAGCTGATAACTTACGTTTAGTACAATCAAAAGCTTCACAATTGCAAACTAAGGAACAGTTAGAAATAGCCTTCGCTACGACTGACTTAGGTCGATTAAAAGCACAGGAAAATGCTGAAATAGCAGCAAATAGACGCCGATTAGATACAACGTCTGTAGCTGGTCAGGAGCGGTTGAATTTAGTAAATACCGTTATGGCTCGTGAGTTAATAATAAGAAAGAAATTCGCTGGCGAACGTCTTCAATTAGAAAGAAATAGCGAACAGGCTATTAAAGAGTTTATTAATGAATCTAAAGAAGCTGTAATTGCAGCTAATGGTGATCCCATTCAACAATTACAATTAGAAACAGATCAAAAGTTAGAAGCCTGGCGCTTATATTATGAACGTATTCGTGAAATGGCTATAGCTAGTGGTGCTGATCTAAATAGTATTGAAAAATCTAATACTAATATGACTAAAGCTATACTAGATGAAGCTGCTAATAAACGTATAGATATTGATAGAGATAACCGTAGCCGCCTACAAACATGGGCTGAAGATAGCAGTACTGTTCAACAGGACATGGAAGATATAGGCATTACAGCGGCTGAGAACATGGCCGAAGGCTTTGCTGAAATGGCTGTTAATAGTGAAGCATCATTCGGTGAAATGGCGGCAGCTTTCTTAAAAGATGTAGCCAAAATGATAATACAAGCTCTTATATTAAAAGCTATTCAGACTGCAATAGGTTTCGCGTTTGGTGGTGCTGTTGATGGTGACACTTCAGCTGGAGGTTCAACGTTCAACGGTACTGGTCCATTACAATCATTTCAAAATGCAAATGGTGCAGCTATACGTGGTGATCATCGTATAACTAAGTTTGCTAATGGTGGTTCATTTACTAACAGTGTTGTTAGAGCTCCCACTAAGTTTGCATTTGGTGGTCAATTAGGTGTTATGGGCGAAAGAGGCCCTGAAGGTATACTTCCACTTAAAACAATGGCTAATGGTGAACTCGGTGTTAATACAGCTGGCGGTGGTGGTTCAGGTGGTGTTGTAATACAACAAATGAACGTTTCGATTATTGAAAAAGAAGATGAAACTAGCGAAGAACAGTCTCAACGGCTTGCTGAAGCAATGAGAGAACAGTTAAAACAACTTATTGATGGTCGTATAATGAATGCTAATAGATCAGGCAATATCAATAACCCAACTCAAGTATCTAATGCATTTGTTTAAAGGAGTATATAATGGCTAGTGAAATTATTTATATCAATCCTGTCATTGCTGTAACTATAACGACCAATGATGTTGATATATATCCACATGTTATTGAAATAGATAATGTATTAACTATAAGTGTTGACACTAAACCACCTACTATACTATCACCTGGTTTATTACCACTTCAAACATTCATTTCTCAAGCTAGTACTCGAACTCGAAAGAATAGATTATTACAAGTACAGTTTGGTCAGGGGTTCTCTCAATTTGCAAAGGATGGTGCTAATTCACAGTATGATACTTGGCGTATTGTTTATAATGTATTGACTGAAACTCAAAGAGCTGAATTAGTAGAGTTCTATGAGGAGTTCGGTTGTGATAAATGGTGGTGGTGGAAAGCTAATGGTGATACTAATCTAAAGAAATGGCGTATTGATGTTGATTCGTTTAATGATAACTCTATTTCAGGTGATTTATATAACGTATCATTCGCTATTACTCAACAGTTTGATTTAGGAGCTACCGCATGACTACTATAGTTCAAGAAGCTAATAAACTAAATCCAGATACTTATGTTGAATTTTTTGATTTTGATGCAACTAAAATAGGCGGTACTACTTCGTACTATACGAATACACCAACTGGATCATTTACTCATATCATTTGGAGAGGTCAACCGTACTCTCCTTTACCATTGATTGTCACAGGTTATGAAACGCGTGCTGATGGTTCAGCTCCTAATAGACCTACAATATCTATTTCTAATGCGAATAAGTTCTTAATGGCAGCAGTGTTGCTGTACGGTGATCTTATAGGTACTAAAGTAGTTCGTTGGCGTACATTCTATAAATTTACTGATAATGGTGAAGAAGCAAATCCTAACGTATACTTTCCAGTTGATGAATACTTAATTACACGTAAATTACCGTCTTCTTTTAAAACTGAATTAAAGTACGAGATGACAAATGCTTTAGATAGACCTGGATTACGACTTCCTAGACGACAAGTTCTAAGAGATCTAGGATTTCCAGGTGTTAGCAGAGTGAGAGTACGATGAGCATATATGATGATTTTAAAGTTCATGTACTTGATTGTTATCCTCAGGAAGCC